CAGGTTGCTGCTATTGATATAGGAGAACCTGATTGTAAATTAGTCACACCCTTTACTGTTAAGGAAGATGGCACCTTAGAGCCCTATTTACTAGGTGTCACACAGAACGATACTTTTATGATGAGTTCTGATAAAATACTTACGATGTGTGACCCCACACCCACCCTACTTGAAAAATACATAGACCTCACTAAATGAAATTTTACACCAACGTTCAACTAATCGGGAACCAATTCCTGGTCAGAGGTGTAGATAATGGTAAGAGATATGAGCATAGGGATGAGTTTTTCCCCACGTTATTTGTCAAATCTAAAAAAAAGGCTAAATATTCAACGTTGAGTGGACAAGCAGTTGAAGCAATTAATCCAGGAACAGTCCGAGATTGTAGGGAGTTTTATAAAAGATACGAGGATGTGGAAGGATTCGAGATATATGGTCATGACCGTTATATCTACCAGTATATTTCAGAGAAATATCCTGAGGATGAAATCAAGTTTGACATCAGTAAGATTAAACTTGTTACTCTTGATATTGAGGTTGCGTCTGAGCAAGGGTTCCCTGATGTTGAATCGTGCGAGGAAGAGATACTTGCTATCACTATCCAGGACTATACAACGAAGCAGATTATTACTTGGGGAATTAAACCCTTCCAGAATAATCGTAAGGACGTAACATATTATCAGTGTAATACTGAGCATCAATTACTGAATACTTTTATTGAGTATTGGATGCAGGATGTTCCAGATGTAATAACTGGATGGAACATTCAACTATATGATATACCTTATATTTGTAAGCGTCTTAGAAGGGTGCTTGGTGAGAAATTAATGAAGCGTATGTCACCCTGGGGACTCTGTAGTGAGGGTGAAATACATCTTATGGGACGTAGGCACACTACCTTTGATGTGGGTGGTGTATGTCAGTTAGATTATCTTGACTTGTATAAGAAGTTTACTTATAAGGCGCAGGAATCCTATCGTTTGGATTATATTGCTGAAGTAGAACTCGGACAGAAGAAGTTAGACCACTCGGAGTTTGAAACCTTTAAGGATTTCTATAAGAAGGGATGGCAGAAGTTTATTGAATACAACATTGTTGACGTAGAACTTGTTGACCGTCTTGAAGACAAGATGAAATTGATTGAACTCGCACTTACTATGGCGTATGATGCCAAAGTGAACTATAATGATGTCTTCTATCAAGTACGGATGTGGGATAACATCATTTATAACTACTTGAAGAAAAGGGATATCGTAATTCCCCCTAAAAACAAATCACAGAAAAATGAAAGATACGCAGGAGCCTATGTCAAGGAACCAAAAGCGGGACGCTATGACTGGGTTGTTTCTTTTGACCTTAATAGCCTTTATCCTCATCTTATTATGCAATACAATATCTCACCGGAAACCCTCCGGGAGGCTAGATGTCCCGGCGCAAGCGTTGAAAGGTTTCTAAATCAAGAGACTGAAATTGGTAGTGAATATGCAACTTGTGCCAATGGAGCACAGTATAGAAAGGATGTGCGTGGATTCCTACCAGAGTTGATGGATAAGATGTATGGTGATAGAGTAGTATTCAAGAAGCGAATGCTTGCTGCTAAACAAGAGTATGAGAAGACTCCGACGAAGGCACTTGAGAAAGAGATTGCCAGGTGTAATAATATTCAGATGGCAAAGAAGATATCACTTAACTCTGCTTATGGTGCTATCGGTAATCAGTACTTTAGGTATTACAAACTTGCTAATGCCGAAGCCATTACTCTGTCTGGCCAAGTATCCATTCGTTGGATAGAGAATAAGATGAATGATCATCTTAATAAGATATTGAAAACTGAGGATGTAGATTATGTTATTGCTTCTGATACCGATTCCATTTATCTTAATTTGGGTCCTCTGGTTGAACGTGTATACGAGGGGAGAGAGAAAACTAATGAGGGCGTTGTTAGGTTCCTTAACAAGGTGTGTCAAGATGAATTCGAGCCTTTTATTGAAGGTGCTTACCAAGAATTGGCCGGGTATGTCAACGCCTATGACCAAAAAATGCAAATGAAGAGGGAGAACATTGCCGATAGAGGTATATGGACTGCCAAGAAAAGATATATTTTAAACGTATGGGATAGTGAGGGTGTTAGGTATGAAGAACCTAAGTTAAAGATGATGGGTATTGAGGCAGTTAAATCCTCAACACCAGCACCTTGTCGTCAGATGATTAAGGATGCTTTGAAGTTGATGATGAATGGAACAGAAGATGATGTAATTGATTTTATTGACCAATCCCGTAAGAAGTTTAAACAACTTCCACCAGAAGAAATATCATTTCCTCGTTCAGCGTCAGACGTTGTTAAGTATTCAGCACCATCTACAATCTATGCAAAAGGAACTCCTATACATATACGTGGTGCCTTATTGTACAACCACTATGTTAAGAAACATAAGTTGGATAATAAGTACTCTCTCATTCAGAATGGTGAAAAAATTAAGTTCTGCTACCTGAAGAAACCTAATATTATTCACGAGAATATTATTTCGTTTATTCAGGATTTTCCGCGTGAGCTTAATCTTGACAAGTATATTGATTATGACTTACAATTTGACAAATCCTTCTTAGAACCACTCAAGATTATTCTTGATGCTATTGGTTGGAATGTAGAGAAAACTGTAAACTTAGAACTCTTTTTCACCTAATGGATTTACCTATCAACGATCAAGATTTAGAAACAATAGTTAAAGCACTTGCTTTAGGAGGTGATGCTAGACTATATCATCTATTAAAGGAGGTTAAAGAGACTAGAGATCTTAATCCAGGTGGTCCTTATAAGAAGACTTTACGTGAAGAAAAGGGGATTGTTATTTAATGTTTTTTAAAAAAGTGAGTTTGGTTACTGGTGGGTTTGATCCAATCCACAGTGGACATATATCATATTTTGAGAGAGCAAAAGATCTCTCCAATTATCTTGTAGTAGGTATCAATACGAATGAGTGGCTGACACGTAAGAAGGGACAATATTTTTTACCATGGATAGAACGGGCGGAGATTATTCGTCATTTTGATATGGTAGATGCTGTTATTTCTTGGGATGATTCAGATGATTCTGCCCTTGGTGCTATTGCTAAATGCTTAGAGATTTCAGAACAAGTTGTTTTCTGTAATGGTGGTGATAGAACTAAAACTAATATACCAGAAGCAATGGGATATGCTGATGATCCTAGAGTGGAATTTCAATATGGTATTGGGGGTGAAGATAAGATGAATAGTAGTTCATGGATATTGAATAACTATTTTGACCGTCAACGTAAACTTCTGGGTATTTAACATGTCTCAACTTCAAGAAAAAATAGAGGCAGCAAAAAAAAGAATAGAGGAATTGAAACTTCTTATTAAGCATTGGGAAAAACAAAATGGACTTTCTTAAAGACATAGTAAAAGAAATAGGTGATGACTACACCCAACTCGCAGCAGACATCGACGGAGAAGAAAGATACATCGACACCGGTTCGTACATCTTTAATGGACTTGTTTCAGGTTCCATTTTTGGCGGTGTTTCTACTAATAAGATTACTGCCATTGCTGGTGAGTCTAGTACTGGCAAAACTTTTTTCTCGCTCGCTGTGGTTAAAAACTTCCTTGAGTCTAATCCTGATGGTTATTGTCTCTATTTTGATACTGAATCCGCAGTTAATAAAGGACTATTGGAATCTCGTGGGGTCGATTTAAATCGTACTGTTGTTGTTAATGTAGTTACGATTGAGGAGTTTAGGTCGAAGGCACTTAAGGCAGTTGATAAATATCTACAAATGCCCATAGACGAACGCAAACCTTGTATGTTTGTGTTAGACTCCCTAGGCATGCTTTCCACTGAAAAGGAAATCACGGATGCTCTGAACGATAAGCAAGTCCGTGACATGACTAAATCGCAATTGGTCAAGGGTGCGTTCAGAATGCTAACATTAAAATTAGGCCAAGCGAATGTCCCACTCATTGTCACAAATCATACATATGATGTCATCGGAGCTTACGTACCAACGAAAGAAATGGGCGGAGGGTCTGGACTCAAGTACGCAGCGAGTACAATCATTTATCTCGGAAAGAAGAAAGAGAAGGATGGAAAAGAAGTCGTTGGAAACATTATCAAGGCTAAGACAGCAAAGTCGCGTTTAAGTAAGGAGAATAAAACTGTTGAGATACGTCTTTATTATGATGAGCGTGGTCTTGATAGGTATTATGGTCTTCTTGAATTGGGAGAGATTGGGGGACTTTGGAAGAACGTTGCCGGAAGATACGAAATCGGAGGCAAGAAGTTATACGCCAAACAGATCCTGGCCGACCCAGACACCTATTTTACTCCAGAAGTATTACAGGCTTTAGACGAAACTGCACAGAAGGAGTTTAGTTATGGGTCATGAACAATATAAAGGTATTAAAGAAGGGTATAAAAGTAAGGAAGGTACTCAAGCAACTTGAGAAGTATTCTAGTGACTGGTATATCCAGCGTAAGGGTACTGATACTTTATTAGAAAGAGGGTATGCTGATATAGAAGTTGGTAATCTTCAACTGATAATGGGTGCTATAAAGAAGAAAGATGATTTTGTTGGTGATTCGGAATTGAGTAGACCAACTCCTGCATATCAACGACATACAGAAGTATTAAAAATTATTAGAAGAGAGATACCTAATAGAGAAATTCATAGATGTGGGTTCTTATCTCTACCTGTAGATGGATATGTTGGTGCTCATATAGATGAAGGTACTTATTATAAGACAAGAGATAGGTATCATCTTTCTATTGCAGGACAGTATCAATACTTTGTAGGAAATGAGAGTGTCATAGTTGACCCTGGGACTCTTTTGTGGTTTAATAATAAGATGCCTCATGGTACTGTGAATCTTGGTGATGATACCAGGATAACTTTTGTTTTTGATATGCCACATGGATAAACTTGAGTTTTTAATTCTACGTAATCTCATTCATAATGAGGAGTATGTACGTAAGGTACTTCCTTTTATTAGAGCAGAGTATTTTGAGAATTATAATGAGAAGGTTATTTTTGAGGAGGTATCAAAGTTTGTAGAAGAATATAATAAACCTGTCACTAAAGAAGTACTTTGTATTGAGACAGAGAAGAGGCAGGATATAAATGATTCTTCTTTTAAAGAAGTCACTCAACTGATTAGTACTCTGGATGATGAACCGACAGAGTTTAATTGGTTAGTTAATACTACAGAGAAATGGTGTCGAGATCGTGCTATATACTTAGCACTAATGGAGTCTATCCAACTCGCTGATGGAAAGGATGAAACTAAGGATAGAGATGCCATACCTAGTATCTTATCAGATGCCCTTGCAGTATCTTTTGACACTCATATTGGACATGATTACTTAATTGATTACGAAGAACGTTATGAGCTCTACCATAAGAAAGAAAACAAGATTGAGTTTGATCTCGAATTCTTCAATAAGATTACGAAAGGTGGTCTACCGAATAAGACTCTCAACATTGCTCTCGCTGGCACAGGTGTTGGAAAATCTTTATTCATGTGTCATGTGGCAAGCTCAACTTTGCTCCAGGGAAAGAAC